CTCACCTCATACCCCGAGAGGTCGGCATCGGTGTTGGCACTCCAGCTCAGGAGCAAATCGGTCGTGCGGCGCAGCACCACAAAGTCCTGCACATCATCTGGCGGCTGGAGCTTTCCCAGAATGCTCTGGCTCAGGCTTGTCGCATTGCCCAGCTTGCCCGACACCCCCACAGCCCGAACCGTGAAGACATAGTCACCGGCCTCAGCGTTTCGGATTTCCAGATAGATGCTGGAGACTTTGGGCAGTGTGACCGTGTTGCCACCGTTGACGCGGTAGGTGGCCTGGTACTCCAGTGCCCCAAAGACCTGCTCCCAGCCGAGCTGGATCAGCACCAGCGCCTGATCCTTGACCCGGTAAAGGCTCTCAGTCACGGTCAGCCCGGTCGGGGCTGCAGGCGTGGTCGAGAGCACCGTGATGGCACGAGGCTGCAATGCCAGGCCCTGCTCGATGGCTGCGTACTTGCTGGGGTTGTGCGCCAGCGCCGTGATTTCGTGGATGCCGGGTTCGCTTTCAGCAACTTGCACCACCCTAAAGAGCTGAGCCTCCACCAGCGTGGAAGACAGCACCCAAATCGCGCCCACTTGGGGAGCCATCGAAAACGCGCTGGTCACTCCCACAGTTCGGCCGGACAGCGAGCCCACTTGCCGCTCTTCAACGACACCGGTGGGCAGCACCACGGAGATCCGCCAGGATCCTGCGGGCAGGTCCTGATCGAGCGTGACGCTGACGGTGGTGGCCGCAGCAATCCGCCCACCCAGTCGCATGCCACCTCTGCTGGCATCGGCCACCTTGATGACATCGCCAGGCCGAACCACCGCACCCTCGAGTCCGGTGCGGAACGAGATGATCTCCGACTCGGACTGCTCGGAAAACAGCAGCCACTTGCCCACCCGATTGGCCTGACCACGAGAGGTGCAGCCCATGGCCACCACATCGGCCTGCACCACCCCGTAGCGGGCGATGCCTGCAAGGTCTTCGACGTATTCCACCTTCTGTCGGTAGAAATCCTCCGGATCCACCCAGCTGACCAGGGCCACCGTGTGCCGAGCCTTGGCAGAGGACCCCTGATAGGCGAACTCGCCATCGACGACATTGGCAGCGGTGAACTGGTAAACCGGATCCTGCGGCGCATCCTGCGTGACCGTGATGGCACCACCCGACCAGTAAGCCATGCCCCGAAACACCGAGGCCATGTCCTGCACCACCTTGTAGGCCTGCTCCCGGGTCTGCAGGTACAGGTTGCAGGTAAAGCGTGGCTCATAGCCACCCAGCCCATTGGGCACGAACTCGTCACAGTACTTGGCCACCCGGTACAGCGCCCACTTGTCGACCTGCGACTCAGGGATGTAATTGCCAAGACCGTAGCGGGTGCTGGTCACCAGGTCATAAAAACACCAGGCGGGGTTGTCCGTCCAGGCAACCTTGAAGCTGCCATCCCAGACACCGGCATAGGAGCGGGTCTCAGGAAAGTAGTTCGACGGGATGCGAACCCGAAGGAGCTTCAAGTCATAGCTGCGCCTGGGAATCGAGGTGAATTGCGAGGCGTCGACCCGCAGGGCCATCAGCGCGCTGTTGGGGTAGCGCAGCTTGCTCTCGATCACCTCGGTGTAGGACTCGAGGAAGGACTTGTTTTGTAGGCTGGTCTGCGTCGAGTCGGCCGTGATGCGACGCAGGCGCACATCCCAAGGACCAGTCCCGGACAATGGAACGTAGTAACTACGCTGGTAGCGCGATGAGGTCTTGCCTGAAACCGTGTCCTGCAGGATCTGTACATACCCGGCTCCCCGGGACTGCAAGTCGATCGCATAGGTGACCGAGGTACCGTTCAGATCACCATTGGTCGTGTCCTGCAGCGTCAGCGTCGGGATGCTGACCTTGATGCGCACAGCGTCCACATCCGGGTCGGTGATGGAGCGCACCACGGGCTGACCATACTTGCACTCCACCCCGACCGAGACCTCGTTTTCCACAGAGGAAAAACCAGGGATGTAGCTTTGCTGCTGGGTGCCTGTGCGCACCTCCAGCGTCACCCCAGTGAAATTGTACGAGCCATCCGAATTCTGGATGGGCGTGTCGTCCAGGTAAACGGATTGCAGGCCAGCGGCCAAGCCCTCGATCTCGCCCTCGCAGACGAGGTCAACCACCCGGGCATAAGCCTTGGAGCGCAGGCTGTCGGGCGCTTCCTGAGCCACGCGAGCACTGCCGCCCCCACCTTTTCCACCACCTGCGCCAATGATCAGAGAAGTGCTCTGGGTGCTCATACAGCGATCTCATCCACATCAATGCCTGCGCTGATCACGGCAGACCCCACAATCAGCCGCCCATAACCCACAGGCACGGGATGCCCCTGGGCCGTGGTGTTCACAGCGCCGTTGAAAACATAGCTCGGTTGGTTTTCTGGTCGCTCGGAAGGGTCAGAAGACTTGGCCGTCGGAGCAATCATCTGGGCCACACCTCCCAAAATCATGGAAGTACCCACCGAATAGAGCGTGGCCTGCGAGAGAAACGAACCCGCTGCAGCCCAGCCCATCGGGTTCCACCAGGACACAGCGATCAGAGCCGCCCCCAACAGGATCTGGCCCAGGCCATTGCCCCCTGCACCCGAGATCACGGGTGCGATCGTGATGTGCTGCTGCCCTGTGGGCTCATGCAGACGCTCAAGATTCAAGGCGTCCCGCCCGGCCAGCACCCGGTAGCCCACACCTCGCTCACCTGAGGCGACGAGTTCTCGCTCGAAAGTGGGAAAGTTCGCGCACAGGGCACGCACCGCTTCCGCAGCAGTGGCCACAGCCATCTTGTGCCTGCGCCCGAAGCGCTTGCCCAGCTCGCCGAGAAGGATGATGGTGGTCATGGAGATTGGGTTATTTCTGTGCGATGTCTCAAGATGTGCGTCGTGATCTTTTGCCAGTAGCCGCCATACACATCCCGGCTGGAGAGCCTGCCCTGCAGGTGATGCAGGATCAGGCCATCGCCCAGGTAGATGGCGGCATGGTTGGGAACAGGTGATGCCACCTGCATCAGGAACACATCGCCAATTTCCATGTCTTGGGATCCAACGGCTCCCAGCGCCTCAAAGCCTGCCGAGCCGAAGTTGTCGAGGTACAGGCTCTGGCCGCGCTTCCACCATTCGTCAAAGCGGTCAAAGTTCGGCAGGTCAATACCTCGCTCTGCCCGATACCAGTCCCGGATCACCGAGTAGCAATCAAGCACCCCGTGGGCCCACGCCCGACCGACCAAGGGAGCGATGTAGCCAGATGGCTGCATCTCATGCCACTGTCCAGAGGGGAAGGACAGAATAAACCAGGGCAAGCCGGAAGCTTCGCAGGCCACCTTGTCGGCCTGGCTGGGCTCAGCGGGCAGATTCGGATGGGAATGGAACACCCCCACGATCTCTCCAAGCCGATCGGCCCGGACATAGTCCTCGGGGTGGATCACGAACTGGTCGGTTCCCACGCCAATGTTGCGGCATGGGACATAGGTCTCCCGGCCCTTGTGAATGACGAGCAGGCCACAGGCTTCGCGTGGAAACTCCCGGGCAGCATGGGCCAGCGCCAGCGATTGGTTGACGGAGTCCATCATCTGATCAACCCCGCCGCTGGGAACCCGCCAAAGGGCAGCTCGGCATTCGAGCCAAAGCGCTTCTGACAGGACACCAGCCGTTTGCCGCAGACATCCTGCGTTCGGCCAGTTACCGTCTCGTCGTTGGCATTGAAATAGGCTGTCCCGGTATAGCCGCACTCCGAGCCCCGGTAGCTCCAGGGGCAGACGTTCTGAACAATCTGCCGTCTGGGCAAGGACACTCCTTCGAGATCGAAAGAGGCTGCCAACTCGAACTCGACCACATCCCGGGTCTCTCGTGACTTTCGATCAATGAAATACACATCGTCGGCAAACTCAGCAGTCGGGTCTGCGGTCGGATTGCTTCCAGTGCCGAAATTCACGGCATCAAGGTACTTGAGCAGCGTGCGCTTTCTCGTGACCCGAGCCCCCACCAGGTCCTGGTAGGAGAGGATCAGTGCAGTGATGCTGCCCGTGACGTTGGCCACCTTGAGTTTGGGACGCGGCACCTGCCCGTTGCCGTTGAACTCAAAGCCTTCAGCCTGGATAGGGAACGGCTCATAGGTGTTGCCTTGCCAGACCACCTGACGGCGCAGCTCGTTGGTGCCCGCATGAAAGCGGACTACGCCTTCGTTGAAGAGGGTCAGGTCCATCACGAAGAGCTCGATGACTGCACTCGGGGAGAGCTTCTGGATTTCTGTGGTGATGGCTTGAGCGGTCATGAGAGATCAAACACCTGCCTGAACGTGGCTCGGATGTTTTCCAGATTGGGTTCTTCCACCGTGCGACTCCACTCCTCGCACAGAAATTTACCTGCAATGCCGCTCGGGGTAGTCCAGTCGAATGACTGAACCGCTCCACGGGCACGCAGGAAGTTGTCAATGGCAGCCGCCTCGGCCGTTGATTTCCCCCTAAATTCCAGAGACCAGATCTCCGGTTGGGTGTTGATGCCAAAGGCCAGGCGCTGCTCGTACCCATCGCCGAAAGAGACCTTGCGGACATTGGGTTTGAGGGTGAGGGATGCCCCGATCGAAGCGATCCATGTGAATGTCGCCATGTGAATCCTTCAATACATCACTGTCGACGCGGATCCAACAGTCCACCGGCTCGCTTCTGATTGAGCAGCTCCTGGCGCACCGCGCTGGAAATCGCCCGCCCCAGGTCTTTGCCCTGCCCAGCGCTGCTGGTCACGCCACCCTCGGCTACGTTGACCGAGATGTTGAACACATCACCGCCCCCGGACGAGGACTGGTTCATGGTGACGGGGATCGAGCGACCATCGGGGAGCGGCACATAGGCCTCGGCCATGGAACCCTCGCCAAAGACTGCCAACTGAGGCGTGGTGGCCACACCGCCACTGGCGTAGGCCCGCAAGGGCAAGGGTCCTGCCGAGGTCATGATCCCGCCATCGGCAAATCCAAACATGCTGCCCAGTGCCTTGGCCAAGGGCAGCGTGATAGCACGCTGGATCTGAATGCGGATCAGGTCCGAAATGATGGAGGTGGCCAGTGACTTGAAGTCGAGCTTGCCCGTCATAACGAAGTTGGTGAGCGCATCCGTCATCCCATTGAAGGCCTTGGTGGTCACCGCCTCCATCTGCTTGCCCACCTGCTCGGTTTCTTCACCCAGGGTACGCAGTGCCTTGGAGAATCCCGCACCGGGGTCTGACAACTCAAGGGCCCGTTGCCCCAGCAAGGTTGCCCCATCGGCTGCCTGACGGGCTGCCTCCTCGATGCGCCGAAACGATTCGGCCAACTTGTCATTGCCAGGCGTAGCCTCCACCAGCTCTCTGGCCTTGGCCGCGAAATCCGCCAGCTCATCGGCGCTGGAGCGCCTGGCAGCCGACAGTCGTTTCAGCGCATCGATCTCGCTGATCGATCCGGTCTCCCGAAGGACCTTGATTTGCTCTTCGGTCGATCGAAGCTGTCCCTGGCTCCTGGCCACCTGCTCCTGCAAATCTTTGAGTGTTTCACCCGGCAGCTTGATCTCGCGCTCGAGGTTGGACTGCTGGGCTTCGCGCTCGAGCTTTTCTCGGCGCAGGGTGATTTCCGAAAGTTTGTCTTGCAGCTTGAGTTTGTCCTGGGCCGTCTTGGCCACGGTGGCCAGGCCACGCTTCAAGATGGACTCTTCTTGCGCATACAACTCGCCCAGGCGGTCCGTGAATTCCTGCTGGGCGTTCAGCCGGGCCTCACTGGCCTCCTTGTAGCTGATGTAACCCTGACCCTCGTAGAGGTCGATGATCTTTTGGCGGTCCTTCAGAAGGCCCGTTTCCACATCGGTCAACCCCTGCAGCTGCTTGATGTCGCTTTCGATCTTGGCCATGGCCGCTGCGGTGAGCGCACCAGTGGCCGAGTTGTAGTTCAGCTTGGGCTTTTTGGCTTCGGACGCAGCCTCGGTTTCCCCCTTGTTGATCGCATCGAAACGCTCCTTGACCGCATCGGCCAGGAGGGGCATCTTCCAGAGGTCAACGTAGGTCTGGTTGGCCTTTTCGACGATCGCATTGCGTTTTTCCAATGCGGTCTTTAGGGTGGCCTGGTTCTCCTCGGAAAACGGGTTCAGTCCCTTGCCACCAGCGAGGAAAGTGCCGAGCAATTCGATGTCAGCCCAGACTGCCTCGAAGCTGCCCATGACCGCCTTGGCCATCTGGATCACACCACGCAGCGCATCGATCACGATGGCAATGCCATACGCTGTGTCCTGAGCCCAGGTCTTGAGCGTGCCATCGTCTCGCAGCTTGACCATGGCCTCAGCCGTGTTGTGCGTGCCCAGCATCACGGCTTTTAGCTCGCCGACCAATTCTTCGAGTGCAGGCAGCGCCGCCGTGACGATGGTCTGGGCGACGAAGTTGTGCTCGGCCCGCATGCGGCCCAGCGCCTTGGAGGCCTTCTCGGCAGATTCGATCTCAGCCTCAGTGAGCCGGATGTTCAGGTCCTGGTTGGCAGCCAGGTCCTTGAGGAAGGGCAGCAACCCCGCCCCAGATTTGCCAAACAATTCAAGCGCAATGGCCGTCTTGCCTGCTCCGTCCTCGAAATTGGACAGTTTCAGGGCAATGTCGTTCATGACCTCGGCCGGATCGCGCAGGTTTCCACCCGCATCCTTGGCCTTGATACCCAGAAACTGCAGGGCCTGAGAAGCACCCTTGGTCTCATCGTCCACCCCGGCTAGCCCTTTGGAGAGCTTGGTCAGGCCTACGCCGATCTGCTCCATCGCCACGCCAGAGATGGTTGCCACCGGTGCAAAGCCGGACAGAGCCGTGGCGCTTGCCCCGGTCTGCTCAGCCAAATCCTGCAGAGCGGCCACTGTTTCCAGCGTGTGGGCCACCAATTCCTTGAGCGCCCCCACCGATTCCACGCCGATGGCGATGGAAAATGTGGTTTTGGCGACTTCGGCCACTTTCTCGAGGGAGCCACGCATGGATTCGGCGTGACGCTCCAAAAGCAATGCACTCTTGCCCAGGTCTTCGCGGAAATCGGCCGTTTCCGCTGCGAGTTTGACCACGAGGGATCCGATATCAGCCATGCTGTGATTGCCTTATGTGGACCCTGTGTGGACCTTGTGCGCGAACATGGCCTTGAACCGGGCCACATTGAGCTGTGTTTCGTCTTGAGGTTGGGTGGATTGCGGCCTTTCCAGAAAAGGCATGAAGTCCTCTGGCCGAAACGGCCCCGCATCCTTGGCCCGGTGGGCATTGGCAAAGGTGGAGGCCACCACACCGGACCTGTAATCGGCCCGGTAGTCCCCAAAGGGCTCGAGCTGGTAGTACGCCATCCACTCGGTCAGCTCGTCCGAGCCCATCGATGCGAGCATCGCGCGCACCGGCTGGCCCAAAGCCAGCGCCAGCCGGAACACAAAGCGCCGCGAAGGATGGGCGATCAGGCGTTTTTTGCGGCGTCCACCTGATCAGCGCCAATGCCGTTCAGACGCTGGGAGACGGCAAACACCCGGTCGAGTGCCTTGGCGCTCTTGCCACCGAGCGCCGTGATGTCACCATCGCTGAAAAGACGGTTGCCTGTCTCATCACACAAGGTGAGCGAGACCAGGCGGGCACGGACGTTCTCAAGGCGGCCTTCCTTGCCAATCAAGCTGGCTTCGAAGGCATCACGGTCGGTACCGGTCATGGTGCGCACCTGCACCTCACCGCCCCACTCCGGGACTTGGACAGTTTCACGGGGCAGATCATCGCTCTGCAGGATTTGTTCACGGGTCAACATGGGGGTGTCTCTCTTTAAGCTTCTGTGATGTCGCCATCGATCTCGATGGTCACGGAGGCCTGCACGACCGCATCCACACCGCCTTGCACGCTGAAGTGCGTGACATAGCCGTAGAAGGTCCAGGTGGCAGGGTTGGTGTCGGTAAAAGTGATCTTGAACTGGCGGCGCACCCGGTTAGCCCGGTCGGTTCTCAGGCCCTGGTGCACCAGATCGTCGGGGTTGTAGTGCAGGGTCAGGGACAACTGCCCCTCGTCGCGCAGCCCTACGCGCTTTTCCTTGGCGGTGGACGCCAGATTGGTCACGTCGATCACGGCGGCTTGCCCGCCAGGGCCTTGAAACGAGACCACGTTGGGGATGGTTTCAAAGGCGGTGGTGCCAAACCGGGCAATGGCAATGCCCTGCGCGGTGATTGCGGTGCTGCTCATGCAGATGCTCCTTGTTTCACGGTGAACCCACCGGCCGGTGGTAGGTGTAGTCCACGCTCACCCGGTACAGCCGGGCCTGATCTTCAAATTCACTGAGCCCCATGCGCACATCGGCGACGGTGCTCTTGTCCGCCAGCAGCGCAGTCAGGACCTGGTCTTGCAGGTGCAAGGCC